AGATAGGTCTATTGCTTGTAGTGAACAAGAATTTATGATGTTGCAAGATTGGAAAAAACAAAAAGGACAATTTGTTATTGCACATAATAAATGGATTAAATCTATTTTAGAACAAATGAAAGAAATTAAAGTTGGTCTAAAAGGTTATAAATATTTAGACGAGGCGATTGAACTTTCAACTGAACTTGGTTTAAATATTACTGACGCAGAAATAATCAGAACTAACTCTACCGGTTTAACTATCTACAATCCTAAAAATTTAGCAGATAGGATTAAAGGTATGAAGAACAAGAGAGAGAAAACAAGAGCAGAAAAAATTGCTGAAAGATTGCTTTATGAAAAGCAACAATCGGTAAATTAACTATTGACAATTATGGGATTATCTTATAGGATAATCCCATAACAGAAAGAGGATAACATGGAAAAAGAAAAAACATTTTATATAGTTTATTATTCAAACAAGGATAAAAAACATATAACAAGACAAGGAAAGCATGACGAAAAAAGCAGATACGGAACATCTAAAAAAGGTGTACCTTATTATGTTTATTATGACTTAGACGCACATGGATATAGAACGGCAACTACTGCGTGGAAAGTGAGGTATTAATGGCTGATTTAATTGGAAGATTACTAATGATGATAATTGGATTTGCAGTTTGTATTATTGCTTTTGCAATGTCATTGAGAGGTGGCTTTGGTGTTTTACCGGTGCTCATTTTCTTTGGTGGTTTTATGACAATCTTTTACTCGGTACCAAGTTATGACGCATAATTGGTGCCATGGTCCTGAGTGTCATACTAAACAAACACAATCAAGAGTGCGAGGCTCAGGCAGCAACAAAGTATTAAGAACTATTAAGATTAAAGCAAATAGATATGGCAATTATCAAGTTGGTATTTGGAATCACTTTTGTAATCAACAATGTTTAATGGATTTTATTCAGACACACATACAATCTATCGTAGCTATTGCACCAAGGCGAGAGGCACTTGAAACACCAATCAAAGTTGAAAAAGAAAAATACGAGAGTTATAGATATCAATGGAATAATAACGACCAACACGAGCGAGTACCATATATGGCAACAAGAACTACAATCAAATCAGTTGACAATGATTGATTTATCCTATATGTTAGAGGACATGGAAACACAGAAAGATAGAACAGAAGAAAGACGTAACAGATTCAATGGTGAGTCTGTTATGCTAACTAAACAAGAGGCTAAGATTCATGATGACATATTCATGTATGAGTTAATGGCTACTCTAGAAGATAGAGACCTGGGCACTGGTGCTAGTAAGCACTGGCAAAAAATGAGAGATAAACTCTCATGGTTCATGAAACATAATGCGAAAGCATACATGGTCTTGCTAGACTAATCATCAATCACCGCAGTAGGCGCTAAGGCGCCTACCGCTACCCCCCATCAATAGAGGTACCAAACCCAATCCCAAATAACTTTGCTTTGCACAAGTCGATACACCTTTTTATAAAAAGGGGTCCCACTACTCTAGGTTGAATTGCTTGATTTAGAAAGTTAATGATGATAAAAAACTTGTCGAACACCCTAAAAAGTGCGAAAAATTTTAAAAAAATTTTTTATGAATTTTGATAATATAGATATAAGTAAACTACCTGCCGACGTAAGAAAAGAACTTTTGCAAG